GAATGAATGCCGCAGGCTGTGAAACACAAGGGACGGATCCAAGCCTGCGTACTTACGTACTCGCTTGAATGACCTCAGCAATTGGTCCTTGTCATTCCATTCGTCACCGAACACCTTCACGTTGGGTGATAGGTACTCAAGACGCTCAGAGAGCAGCCCTGATATACGTTCGTGGACAGGAATGGCACGGTAATTAGATGCCTTGGTCTTTTGATCAGGGCGTCCACCGACATGAATCAGACCAGCGCCTAAGTCAATGTCACGTGCCTTGATCTTCAGCAGCTCACCCTGTCGCATGCCTGTGTAGGCAGCCATGGCAACAATGTCAGCCACGTCCTTGCGATCGAACGGGTCAATTGCTGCGTGAATGAGCTGATCTACCTCAGCTTTGGAAAACCAGGTGAGGCGCACTTCATCCTCCTTACGCTTGGTGAACGTCGGAGGTTTGTTGCACAACTCACGCCGATGGCAGTGGTTGAGTACAGTGGACACAGCAGACGTGACACGGTTGATCGTGGCGTCTGACTTGCCTTCCTCCTCAAGCTCAACACCAATGTCCTCCATGACGGTGACGTTGATGCGGTTGCAAGGGAAGCTGAGTCCTTGGAGTCGGGTGAAGTGTCCGCAGTTGATGATCGCTGGCTTGCGACCTGATCCGTTACGCCACGTCGGACGTGTTCGCAACGTTGTCTCTACGGCATCACCCCAGGTGAATTGTTTAGCCATAAATGATGGTTTTCATTTGCTTGGCAAGTTGCTTGCCTTTGGGTGTGAGGCGAAGTCTTTGTCGCCGTCCGTCTTGCTCCTTTGTGATAAGCCCTAAGCCGGCATGCTTGATCCCCATCCGTCCATCACTCAGCCAATCTGTGTTGCGGCTGGATGATGCGGTCGTCATGTTCAGCTCCTGTTCCAACGCTTGCTTGTGACAGCCGTCGTGTGAGGCGATGTACAGGAAGGTGCTGACCAATTGGCCGGGGATCTCACGATCAAGCAGACGCAGCAGGTCAAAGGCTTGGTGGACCTTCTCGATGCGTGCGTCCGTGCACTGGTTTGCGAGTGGATCGGCCATGCCAGGGGCGTTTACCACTACATTCTAAGCGCAATCTACCGATGTGTATAGATAGATCAAAGAAGGATTCCTTATCAAAGGTCATGTAGACATCAGGCAGCTGGATCATTGGACTGGTTGAGTTCCTGAATTAAGGATTGCTTAAGAAGATACGCCTTACTTCCTTCGCGGTATGTGCCCGCAAGGAACATAGTTTGCACTTGGATATCCGTTTTTACGAGTCTGTGAAATTCCACAGCTACCAATTCGTACACATACTCAGAAACGGTTACACCCTTAAGTGCACATACACCTTTGAGTAAAGCGTGGCAGTGATCCTGCATGTTGAAGTTCACTCGCTTCTGATTCATCCACTGGACCTAGCTGCCCTATATCTTATAGAGAGCTGCTGTCGTCCGCTACCTGTTCACGGAGCAGTTCAATAAGTTCTTCTTGATGTTCATGCATTTCAATCTCATGCATGAGAGTGTCGAGTCTAAAGTTGAAAGTGGCTTCACTCATTGTCGTCAATGCGGTTGTTTGGGTGTACGTAGTGAATTGATTCGTGGGTGCATACAACGAACTCATACATTTCATTTGCCATGAGTTGACGCACCTTGTTCTCTGCTGCGTGCCTACGCTTGTAGACAAACTCTTTGATCTTTTTGGTTTTGAGGTTTGTTGTACGGATTAGACAGGACACGTCCGCTGGTAGTTCCCATCCGGCAACCTTCCATTCCATGACCTCAATGAAGGGATGAGGTTCAAAGGCTTCTGAAGGTGCGTCCTTGAATAGCTTCCAATTGTTTGGGAAGTATGGTTTTTTACCATTCATCAGTGAGTCTCACATCTACAAGTTTTAGTGACCTATCTTCGGCCAATTCCAAGGCATGCCATGCAGCTTCCTCAGAGTTTCGAGCGAGGATATACATAGTTTCCCCACTAGATAGTGTCACGTTGTATTCACGCAATGATGATTGTGAAAGATCAAGCTGCGTCCTTGGTGGTTGATTTGCGTCTTCGTGCTGCACGTCGAGGAGGAGGATCGGGTTGTGGTTGTGTATTAAAAGAATCTTGTTTCATCATCTCCTTATAGATAGGAGTCCACTTATGTTCAGGAAAGTAATGCAACCAACATGCGATTGCATTCTTGATGAAGTAAGTATCATCGAGAGATTTTGCGTTCATACCTGTTAACTACTTTGTTTGCGCGTGAGTACACCGAGAGCGTGGCAAGTAAGCCAACGCACCCGATGACTGCAAGGATGATGTTTGTTTCGTTCATTAGTTAATGCGTGTCCATGTGTTGTTTGAGTTGGCATTGAACACAACACCGTCTGCGTCCTTGAAGATGCATTGCCAATGTCCAATAGGTAGGCGACATTGAGCAGCTAGTTGTGAGTCAGCATCCATACGCAACAGGCGGTGGTATGACTCTGTGTCCTTGAAGATGTAGTCAGTCATCAGCTTTGTCTGCGTCCTTGAGTTTCTTTTGTTCGTAGTGAGAACGAATGTTGTTCAGTCGCTCAAGTGATGTCGCCTCTGTTGTCACCTCCATGCACTCGATCGTGAACTTCTCACCTTCATCGAAGTTGTCGTGAAGTTGAGTGATTGCGAGTCGATTGATTGCACCTTGGAAGCTGTCGTAAACAGAAACCACCTCGCTTTCCTCCCAAGGGAGGGAGTAGCGCAGCACGTAAACGTTCATGTGTGTCCATGTGTGCCCCGCTCAGTGCGTGGGCAATAGGTACAGGCAGGCATCGCACCTGCCACGGGAGCTATGACTCACATACCCGAGTGGATAGATCAAGCAAGCGTCAAGGTCTCATGTTCGAGAACACGCTCAGCGCAGTAGTTCTCAACCACAAACCAGACAGCTTTCTCTTTGAGTTCTTGGAATGAGTAGTACTCAGGATCAGACACAAGGTCGTGAAGTTTCACGTCCATGTCATCAAGAACATCTTCGATGTCAGTCTCATGCTCATTGAAGAACTCACAGAGTTCAGTTGAGTAGATGAAATCTGAGACGCCAGCAACGCAGCCATACTTAGCCACGTCCATGATCTCAGCCATGTCATCGAAGCGACGATCAAGTACGTCGTTGAGTGCAGTCATGTGCAATACGTAAGTGTACAAGTGACACACAAGGTGTCAGTGCTGGGCAGGGGTTTGCACCCCGCCACCCGCTTGAACGGATCAGCAGTAGACGTAAGCCTTCGGCTCGTCGTCAGTGATTGGCATGTCGGATGCATGCAGTGCATTGAGCACAGTGCACTCACCGATCAACCGCGTCTTGCTGTTGAACGGAAGCAGTGCGTCATTGACCCAAAAGCCAAGGCTCATGTTGCGGTTGAGCAACAGGTTCGCAATGGCACGTCGTGATACGTGAGTGTACTCGTAGATGCTACCTTTACGGTAGGCAACCTGAACCACAGCACGCAGTGGATCGACGACGATACGCTCGACACAGTCAGATGTACGAGCAGGAATGGAAATGAACATGTAGTGATAGCAAAGGATTTGCTTGCGTCCTTGATGACGCAATGACTGGTCAGGGACTCGAACCCTGTGCACCCCGGTGGATGTCAGCCTGCCATGAGCAAACAAGGCGTGTGGCTCCGCCATACTTGAGTGTATACATCTGAGCCGGTCAACTGGTCAAGCACCGCTCAGCCCTACCTCATGGCCGACAGTTAGCTGTGGCTGCCGAGGTCGCAACGGGTTATGCAGTTGTCGAGGTTCCAGAGAGTTCTGATTGAAGGATCGAGACTCTCCTCCCCCTTTACAGGGAGAGTCGAGATACTCAATCTTCAAAGAACTCTTCTGATAGTCAGCATACCGCAGTGGATCGGTTGTGATCTGTATCAACCTGTACCGTAGTGGATGACAAGCCAGTGGTAGCAATGGTTATCAGTTGTGCTTATGGTCCAATCAGTTCTGCTTATCAGCTGAGATCTGTTGGTATGACTGAAGAAAGACAGTTGTCGAACTGGTCGCCGACAGATCGCACCACATGCACCTCACGCACGCTACATGTGGGGGCGCGGTAGTTGGAACCACGCTATGCCCAGGCGCGATGGCTAGATCGCATGTCTAGCGCGGGCATATACGCGCCCAGGCGACCCCCCCTATGGGGTAATTTGCGTCCAGCGCCGTCGTTAATAGGCTTCAGAAATTTATGTCACTTTTTTGAGAGGGTGTATTCCACGATCTCTCCAGAATCGGACAGCAATTGCAGTTGAAACACATCAGGACCGGTTTCAACCAGCCCGACAATTAACATACCTAGTAAAAACATAACGCTAGAAGGGATTAGTTAAATGATCAAACTGATCTTGTGTAATCGACGAATTAGCAAGCAAGTCAGCTACAAACAATTCCCAGCCCCTGCGTTTCATGTAGTTACTACCTACAAGAGCAGGGACATGCTTTTCTGCAAGTGCCCAGCTTGTATTAAATTGCTCCAACACTTCAGATTGCGTCATAGTTAAAAAGTAATATCAGGACAAAGCGGCGTACACCTTAGGAAAACACTGTTCAATTAACTTACGACAAGCATCAGCAATAACCTTATGTTCATACTGTGTACCATTACCACAACGTAGATCTGTGTAATGAATCCACGAACGTAAAGTACCATTCATGTACAACGTAGACGGAGTAGACAAAGGCAACACTTCACGTGCACACTCTTTAGCTACACCGGCACAAAGCATCTCGTTATACAGGTACAACGCCTGATCAAAGAGTTGATTAGCTTTTAGTTGGAACTCTTGTACGGTAAAGGGATCCATATCATCAGTACTGTTCTGACGATTGAACACATCTTGTCTACGGATATCAGGTACTACAGGTCGTTCATTGACCTGAGCATACCGTTGACTAAACTCTTGAAAGCTAAAGCTACGGTGACGAAGGATCTGAGCAGCAATACTACGTGTAGTTTTGATCTCTACACACATATTGACCATCTCAAAGGGTGACCAATGCTTATGTTTAATGAGGTACTTAATCAAACGATCACTGGTCTCAGTGTTGTTTTGATTGTCAGGGTTTGACACACGTGCCATGTAGGCTACGAGGTCATCACCATTAGGTGTGGAATGTACGAGGGTAACGGGTGACATATAGGTGGTAGATATATGATGATAGGTGTATAAGTAAATACATTCAATGTATTACTAGATTCTTGATCATCACAGTAGTTAGTTCAAGTTCAGTCGTTGAAGCCTTGATTGTGTTTGGGTGTTACTTGAGGATTTAACATCCCCGGGTTAAATAGATAAAGGGAGAGTGTTACGTCTCCCTAAGTCACAGGAGGTCCACCCTTCCTCCTGTATACGGCGGGGATTAACCTAAACCCAGGTAGGGACTGTGGTTTGAGGATTGCCGCTTGCAGCTTGTCTTTGGTCTAAATTCATGCCCAAAACAAGGTGATTAGCACTTGCTTGTGGGTCATCTAGGAACTCAGCAAGCATTTGATTCCACTCATCACGTTTACGTGAGTTGATCTCTTCCTGTGCTGAGATACCAAAGGCATCAGTAAAGTATTTAACACCTTGTGCCAGTGCGTCTAATCTGTCGTCGTGTTTGACGGCACCCTTTTCCCGACACATACGGCTCATCTGATAGAAGAGCATGTACATAAGACGTTTTTCAGGTGCTTCGTCTTTATTGGACTTGTAGTCCCATTCAATGACGGATTTATCTACAACAAGCCGGTGTTGATTAAGTATAGGCTCAAGGGTATCAATGATCCGGTCTTCCTTTCGGACATTGGCACGGATCTCTTCGACATCAATACCTTGTTTTGTTTGTTGAAGGTGTTTTTTAAATAGTTCAGCAACGATACCGTCTCCGAAGTTAGTTTCTACGACAAGCTTGGTTACACCAAACTTTTTACAACCTCTTAGAATGTCCAAGAGTGTGTTGTCTGAGTATCCATCTCGGTAAGCACGCACTTCGTGCAAGTACAAGAAACCGTTGCGTTGGGAGATATAAGCTGCAGCCGTTTCATCCGTTCCACGACCCGACGGGTCAACAGAGCAGATTGTCTCAGCGTAAGGAAGCCATTCCCCCTGCTGTTGCATTGGACTGTAGAAATAATCTCCAGGTAGACCAACCGTTGGGAGTTCTTTGAGTACGTTTTTTGGGTCTGAGCACCAGACGATGGAATCAGGGCAAGTTTCAGGGTTAACAGAAGTAACCACGAGGTCAGCCATCTTGAGTGGGAATTTTTCAGCATCACTAAGTGAGGTGTCAAGCATGAACTGCAACATGAAGTTGCTACGACCCATGGCAGCTTCACGTTCGAGAAGATCATCACTAGAGAAGCGATCAGGATCTGTTACGTCCCAAGGTTCTGCTCCATTGTCGATATCTTCTTGCAACTGGGGAGCAATGAGTCCTTCGTAATTACTAAGCTTTCTTGGTACTCTTGCAGGCCAGACGAAGGGTCGATAATTACGTTCGGCAAGCTTACGATAGATAGTGAAAGTTGTTTGAGGAGTACCAAGGTACATAATGCGGCTATCATCTTTAGGAGTAAGGATAGATTCGGCTTCTGTACACAGTTGAAGGAGCTTCTCCCTCATCATTTCTGTCATTGAGTTACCAGGAACTTCAATGTCGTCGAGAATCATTAAATCGGCGCGGCTTCCTGTTAGCTGTCCAGTGATGCCCACGCTTTTTACGCTGGGGGCTTGGTGGGGAGAGCAATTCACATCGAAGCTTATTCTGGACCACCTTGCATCGTCTGATTTCGGGCGTAAATGAGAAAGCCATGGCGTTTCAATGATTAGTTTTTGTAGAAAGATTGACATGTTATCTGCACGTTCTTTAGACGCAGAGATAATCATGATTTTCTTTTCTGGGTTATTAAATAGTGTCCACAGAACGAAAGCACCGGTAATCCAAGATTTACCAACACCTCGGAATGCTTGTATCTGTAAACGCTTAGGACCGTGTTGAATGTAGTCTGCGATTGAGTACTGAGCGCGTGTAGGGGGCGGCAAATCAAGCTGCTGCCACAGTGCTTGTAGAAACAGCTTGAAGTCGCTCTGTAACGCCTCTAGGACGTTGTTCATAAGTTATTAAAGTAATTCGATACCTAGTGCGGCTAACATTGGGTTACCGATAAACATTGCTGAATTGGCTCTGTCAACAATGTCAGAACCACTTCCACCATTAGAAAAGCCACCAGGCATA